CCTCGACGCTGGCCGGCTGGATCTGCACATAGCCGCCAAGGTCAACCAAGGGGCTTTCGTTTGCTGTCGCAAAAGGCCCAGTGGTCTTCGAGCCGTCAGGGAAGCCGTAGAACTTTTGGATTTCAAACTGCGAAAGCCCGAGAACCCAGGCGGCGTTCTTGCGGTAGATGGGAGAGCGCACGAAACCCTTGCGGACCTGCACGCCGTAGCCGTAGCCCGTCGGCATGATGGTCACGCGGAACTGCTCCGGGTCGCCGGCCAGCTGCGGGTCGTCGATGGTCAGGGAGGTTCCGGCCTGCCCGCTTACGATGCTGTATCCGCTGCCGGGTTGCATCAGAGAGCAGGATTGACCGCCTCAACCCAACCCTCGGCCGAGTAGCGGATGGTGTAGTTGATTTTGTACGTATCCAAGCCGAAGTCCTCGAAGTTCACGCTGGCCAGCAGGAGCTGGTTCTGACCCGTAGTCGCCGGAGGGATGGGCACGCTCAACCAGGTGCTGCCAAGGTAGGTGGGGAGAAGCTGAGGCAGGTTGGTGGCCCAGTCTAGCGTGGACGAAGAGCGGCCCACGGCCTCGCGCATGTCCTCGACGATGTCCGAGTCGTTGGTGTAGATGACGCCAGAGAAGCCGGTCTGCGGGGCAAGGTAGGACTTGCGGCCGTAGTACAGGGGGAAGGCCGGGTCGAGGAAGCCGACAAACTGGCCACCCGTCCGCTGGGTGAAGTGCGCCCCGTTGGCTCCTTTGTAGAGCGTACCCGAGTCGCTGGTCTTAGCCTTGAAGGTGCTGGCCTCGTAGATCGGCGCCGTGACTGTGCCCGTGCCCACGCCGGCGATTTCCTCAGTGCCGACAACCGCCTGGAAGAAGTTGGGGTGGGTCTCGATAGGCTCAGACGTCGTGCTGACAGCCCCGCTTACGTTGCAGTCCGTGGTCGTGCCGGCCGAGTACCCGTCCAGGCTGATGCCTACGTAGTCCACGCTGATGGTGATGATGTTGTTGGGGCCGTGCAGGACTTCAATCTTGTCGGCGAACATGAAGGCCGAGTACGTCGCATCGGGGTGCGCGTCACCACGGGCCACGGGGAGCGCGGCGCCCGTCATCGTCTTGTCGGCCTTGAAGACGCATCGGCCAGTCCATAGGCCGTACCCGTCGTTGCGGACAGTGTACCCGGGCTGCAGGACCTCGGTGGTTAGCGGGTTGCCTTTGTTGATAGTGGCCATGTGTTAAGCGGTCTTGGTGTAGTCCTTGTAATTGACCTGGGAGGCCATTCCCCCCGTCTGGTCCTTGGTGAAATCTCCGGGCGAACCGGCGGCCGCTGCGATCACAGCCAAGTATTCGTTGGCCGTCTTCTGCAGCTCGATCTGATGGTTCAGCATGGTCATGTGTGGCGAGTTGCCCACGCCGAAGACGGAGTTGTCGCCGGCGAAGACCCCGACAGTGGCGGCGGCCTTCTTCTTCTCAGCTTCGGCCTTGTCGGCGGCGGCCTTGTCCTGCTCCTCCTTTAGCGCCTTCTTCATGTCGGCCTCCACGATCTTGGCGACCGCGTCCTGCACGTACTTGAACTTGGCCAGCGCCGCCTCACTCATGCCAGGGCCTTCGTCCCCGGTGTTGGCTTCCTTGAAGAAGTACTGACGGCCACGGGGGTCGCGCTTCAGGAACTCCTCGGTGACAGTCTCGCGGGCGGTGGCGGCCTGCTCTTTCTCCTTCTCCGTGCGCAGGTCCACCTGCAGCTTCTGGGCCATGTACCGCGTCGTCGGGTCCACAGGCGAGGCCTTGAGCTCCTCGACCTTGATGCCGGCGGCGAAGTCCACCGCGTCCTTGGCGTCCTGCCGGGCCTTGGCGATGGCGCCGGAGATGAAATTGACAGCCTGATGGATGAGCACCATCGGCGCAAGGAAACCCATGAAGAGGTCTTTGCCGAAGTCGCCAAACTTCTTCTGGATGGCGGCGGTCTGGCGCTCCAAGTCGGTCATGGCCTTCTTGGACTTGTCCACCTGCTGGGGCACGTCTGTCGTGCCCTTGATGCTGTAGTTGACGTCCGTGCTCATCCTACCCTTGGGAAGTGGTAAAAGCCGCCATGGCTTCCTCGTCCTCCGTCGTCAGTAGGTTGACCTCCACACCCTTGAGCCCGGAGAAGGTCGTCGATAGCCAGATGGCCTGACACTCGGGCATCGTCCAGGCACGCTCCTCGGGCACGCCGTTGCTGATCAGGTTGGCCACTAGGTTGAGTATCCAGGGCATGCCGCTCACGCGCTGCTCTAGTTTGCCCGTGTCCCAGAACTTGGGCCAGTGGGACTCGAGCATGTAGGTGCGGAAGGCCATGCAATCGTTGGCCAGCTTCGCCTCGTCCTTGGCCCATACGTAAAGCAGGGCCTTGTCCTTCCCTGTCACGTCGTCGATGGGCAGGCCGGCGCACGTCTTGATTGCCGCGAGCATGTGCCCGGTGGTGTACTCGGCCGCCTCGACGAAGGGCGAGTTGATGGCGTGCAGCCGCACGCGGTGACGCAGGCAGAAGGGAGGCAACCGATACCCGAGGAAGTCGATTTCCTCTGGATCGGTAAAGGCTAAGGCAAAGCGGCGGTCCACGCCCTACGCTTACACGTAGGAAGCGATGCCGTCAACCTGGCGGAACTTGATGCTGACCCGGACGAAGTCCTTGTTGCTGCCCTTCTCGGACACGGACTCGATGCAACCCGTGATGCTCTGGGAAACGCCCACGTCCGTCTTCAAGGCGACAGTGATGGCCGCGCCGACCTCCGGCATGTCCGTGGTCTTGGCGATACCTTCGATAGTGCCGGTGCGCTCCACGCCGTCGTAGCGCAGGGTCACAGTCACGCCCGTCTCGTCGGCCACCTTGTCGTTCAGCTCGAAAGCCTTATCGACGCTCAGGCTCTGGCAGATGAAATTGCTGATGCCGGCCTGCGCGGCCACGCCGTACAAAACCGAAACGCCTTTGAGGATAGCAGCCATGGGTGGTTCTTACCCTTGGCGGCCCGGTCAAGGCGCAAGGACGCAGAGGACCGACACCCGCAGGACAGTCGCCCAGGCACCCGTCTGCTCGTCCAGCCCCTGGTCTTCCGAGACCACAGTCACGTCGTAGAGCAGGGCGTCCCCTTGGGTCGAGAAGGTCGTCGTCATGGCCGTCAGGTCGGAGAGGGTGGCCACCATGGCCGCCGCCCGGGCCCGGTGCGCCGTCAGGGTCACGTCGTTGGCGTTGTCGTGCAGGACCGCCCGCACCTGGCAGTCGTAGTTCCCGAGGCCGTCAGGTAGGCCAGCGGGGGTGTTGGCCGAGTCGCAGATCACCACGACCTTGGGCATGGCCGCGTCGCCGGCGTAGTCGCCCGGGTAGATGTTGACCCCCGTGAAGGTGGCTTCGGCCTGAAGCATGGTCACGAGGTTGCCCTCGACGATGTGGCGGATGCTGGATGTGCCCATAAGTGGTTAACGCTTTGATGCCTTGTCGGCGGCCTTCTTCAACCTTTGTTCCAGGTCAAGGCGCAGCTGCTTGTAACGCAGGCCGAGGACAGTGCTTTTCACGTCCGCCTCGGTGCTGACCTTGTTCATGTCCGCGATGCCGTTGCCGATGACCAGGGAGAAGACGTCCTTAGCCTCGAGCAGTTGAATGTACCCGGCCTGCCCGGCATGGCGCTTGATGTAGTTCGGGATGCCCGAGGTGCCGAAGTTCGCCTTGTTCTCGCGGCTCGAAGGCTTGGGCAGGCCCATTAGGACCTTGTACCAGCCAGACTTCAGCTTGCCAACAGAAGGCGCACGGCTCGCCACGTACTCCTTGATGGCCTCATCGTCCTGAACTAGCTGCTTGTCGCGCCAGTTGCGGAGCGGAGACTTTGAGCGTCCACCCACCAGAAAACGACCATTGAAGCGCTTAAGATGCGCCTCGTGGATTGGTCGCAAGTCTTGAACATAACCGACCCCAAACTGAGTGCTCCTGGCGATGGACCGGGCAAAGTAGTTCTTGGCCTTACGGAAGGCCCGCTCGTCGTCGTAGTCGTTGGCGATGGCCCGCAAGATTTTGGTGCCTTTCTTCAACACAGACATCTTAGCGCCATCCAGCAGAGATCGGAAATCAGAGGGAGAACCATACCGCGTAGAATAGGCCAGTTGCTGGGTGACTAGCAAAAGAGGCCCGGACCCTTTCCCGTTTACCGCGGTGTAAATCTTTCGGACGTCGCGGTTGATGGTGTTCTCGCCGGCCTTCTGGGCCTGTTGCTTGAGGCCGTTGCCCTTCGATCCCATCGGGGGAGTCAGCATCATGGATTCGCGGCACATTAGCGCCGCATTCTTTAGCCCCACGTCCTTGATGGTCTCGCGGCAGGCGAAGGCGTACTCCATCATGGCCTGCTCGAACTCAGCTAGGCTCTTAGGCTCAATCTTGGTCTCGACCCTCACTGGTTCAGCAGGATGACCTGCAGAGTCACCCAGGCGCTGGAACGCTTGTGGGTCTGGCCGACGATGCGCAGGCTCTTCCCGTCCACGGCAATCACCTTGCCAATCCCCAAGGAGGCGATGGGGTCCTGCCCGCTGATGATGGCCGCCGATGCCCCAATAGACCCGTCTGGGAGGCTCCAGGAGGCCGTTGCAGCCGGGATGCGTACCATGTGCTGGGTCCGGTCCACAAAGCCCCCCTCTTGGAAGGACTGGGTGATGACCGGGTCGGAGATCAGGCACTGAAAGGTGATGGCCCCCGCGTTGCACGAGCCGGGCACCCCGAAGTCGGCCACCATCTCCTTGGCGTCAGGAAGAAACTCGGAATAGAGCGTGGCCATCTTACCCTTGGGAAATCAGTCAAAAAAAAGGGGCCCCCCGAAGGGAGCCCCAGTGTCAGGCTCTCGCCCGCGCTTAGGCGGAGAGGACGCGCTTGAGGTTCGCGCGGCCCTTGGCAGCACCGAAGCGGATGGCCGCGGTGAGGTAGAGGATGCCGTGCGTGTACTCGGACTCGACCATGACGGACAGGCCGCCCATGGACGCCACGCCCGAGTTCGGGGAGGCGGACCAGACCGAGCCGGTGCCGATGCAGATCGCGTCCTTCGAGGCGGCGAAGCCGACCAGGTTCTCGCCGTTGGCCGGGAGGCCGGCGTACTGGAGGACCTGCAGGGTGCCGATGCGGCCGACGATGCCGGTGCGCACGACGCTGTTGTCGCCCTGGGTGTTGAACGCCGAGGTCAGCTTGGCGTCCTTGCGGAGCGCGCCGATGTAGGCGGAGTTCAGGACGAGACCGCGCTCGGCCGGAGCGTCGAGGCCGTCGAGGTAGACGTCGAGGTCGACCACGTCGTTGTAGTCGAAGTTCGCGGCGGTGATGACTTCGTTGGCCGAGTAGTTGGCGTTGGTCACCAGAGCGGCGACGGCGGCGTTGACCTTCTTGACGATCTTGGCGGTGGCCTCTTCGCGGAAGGCGTTGATGATGCCATCAGCACCCCAGGCGGCGAGCTCGGAAGCGTCGAACGCACGGGTGGCGTGGTAGTGGACCAGGTTGACGCTGGCCTTGGTGACGTCGGCGTCGCCGGTCTGGGCATAGCCGCCGGAAGCCTTGTCGAAGGTGATCGCGTCGTCGCCCGCGATGAACGGGACGTCGATGGTGGTGCCGCGGTCTTCCGTGGACTGGGCCATCGTGGTGAAGACGTCGAGGACGGGGAGCTTCGGGCGGAGGTCGGCGACGATGATGTCGGCGAGCGCGGCCGGAGCGATGTTGAAACCGGAGTTAGCCATAGGTGTGATTAGTAGGGATTAGGGATTAGGGAAAATTAGGAGAGGCGGCCGAAGAGGATGGCGGCCTTGTGCTTCTGCAGGAAGGCCACGCGCTCGGCGCCGGCAGGCATGGCAGCGTACTGCTCCTTGAGCTGCTCGACAGTCATGGCAGGGGCTTCGCTCTGCTTCTCGGCGGCCACGGGGGTGGTGCCGGTGCTGGCCACGATCTCGGCGGCCTGCTTGGCGGCGGAGACGTGCGTCAGTTCCAGGGCCGCGACCTTCTCGGTGAGGGCGGCGACCTCGGCGGTCAGTTCGCCGATGCGGGCATCCTTGGCCACGACGTCCGCCTTGACGGCGGTCAGTTCGTCGGCGGCGCCGACAGTCAGCTTCTCGACAGTGGCGCGGAGGTCGTCGCGCTCGGTGAGGAGGGCGGAGGCGGCCACGCGGAGGTCGTTCAGTTCGGCTTCGGGAGTCAGCTTGCTCATGGTTCTTAAACTTGGGGATGCGGTCAAACGTCAGAAGGACGCGAGGGCTTCCTCGAAGGAGTCGGCCAGCCCGGTGGCGAGGCCCAGCTGCACCGCCTTCTTGCCGGAGAAGGTGCCGCCCGTGAAGGCGTCCTGGCTCACGTTGATGCGGGTCTGCTTGATGGACTGTATGAACTCCTCGTCGATGTCGTCAACCTGCGCCTGCAGGTCGGCCAGCTGCGCATCGGTCAGGGACGTGCCCTCGATGCCGGCGCCCTTGAGCGGGGACTGGCGAGACTTGATGACGACCATCTTCACGCCCGCGTCGCCGTAAGCCTTGGAGTAATCAGGGATGGCCATGTAGACGCCCACGCTCCCGACGGACCCTGAGGGCATGGCCACCAGTCTGTCGGAGGCGGCTGCCAGCCACAGGGCGGCGCTGTTGGCTTCCTCCGCGTAAGCCATGGTCGGCTTCTTCATGCGGCGGATCTTGGCGGCCAGCTCAGGCACGCCGGCGACAGTGCCGCCCGGGGAGTTGACGCGGAAGGCAACCTTCTTGACGGAGGGGTCGGCCTCGAAGGCGTCGATGGCCACGCTGATGGCGTTCACGTCAGTGGCGCCCAGCATGCTCTCAATCGGGGACACGCCCCGGCCGATGGGGCCGTCGATGGGGATGACGCCCACGCCTTCGGCGGTGACATGCGCAACCGGGCGTTCGCCCAGGAGCTTGGCCAGCACGTCAGAGAAGGCGTACTTGTCCAGGCGGGCGGAGTATTCCGCGGCCTTGACTGGGTCGATTAGCATGGGCTCGAGGCCCTTCAATCCGTGGGTGAGGAAGCGCATGTTTTAGGAATTGGGTTCTTCTTCGGTCTCGTCGTCAATCTCCTCATCGTCGTCCATGTCGTCATCCGTCTCTGGGACGGGCGCGGCGACAGGGGCGGGGGCAGGGGCCGGAGAAGACGGGGCCTGCATGTTGGAGAAGCGCTGCATGGCCTCCTCGAAGGCCACCTTGCCGGAGGTCGCTTCAATCGTGTCCTTGGCGTAGACGATGTCCTGCACCAGCTCGGCGAAGGTCTTGCGGAAGTCGATGCCACGCTTCTTGGCGATCGCGGAGAAGGAAGTCAGGCCAGCCTTGAGGTCCTCGCGGTCATTCGCGGAGTCGCGGCCGTTGTCGATGCTGGGGCTCTGGGGCACGCTGAACTCCACGTCCGCCCAGTTCGGGTCGTCGGGGAGAAGGCCGGCCGCGATGGCCGAACCGATGCGCCACTGCCAGTCGGGGATAAGGTAACAGTCGTGAAGCATGCACTGCTTGTCGCCGACGTAGCGGTCCGCCTTGCCGAGCACCATGCGCACCAGCGCCGAACCCGCCTTGCTGCCGTCGTTCACGACCTCGTAGGGTAGGCCACCGCTGGCGATCTGCCGCGAGAGGATGGCGTTGAACATGTCCATGCCCTGGCGGGGGAAGTTAGGCGCAACGCTCTTCAGGTCCTCGCCGGGCTCGAGCACGAGCAGCTTGCCGCCCATCTGGGAACCGATGTTCCCGAAGTCCGACGTGCCCATGCCGTTCAGGTCGGCCTCCATGTTCTGGTCAATGGACCCGCCGTTCTTCGTCAGGACAGTGGGGACGTCCGTCACGCTCTTCGTCGCCCGGAGCTCGAGCTGCATGATCTCGACCTGGTCGGCCATCGAGTTGAGCGCCTGAGCCATGGGAGGCAGGCCGTGCGCCCCGCTCACCCGCTTGAAGTCCGCGATGTGCAGGTAGGTGCCGGCGGGCTTGAACTCGAACTGGCCTTCGCCGAACTGCACCCAGATGCCGCGCACCTCGCCGTACTTGCCGAAAACGAAGCCGTCCCAAGTGTCGGGCGTCACGTCCTTCGGGGCCGAAGGGTTGACCACGCGGTGGCCCTCGATGAGCTGCATGGTTGCCTTGCCCGTCGCCGGGTCGTTGACCTTGAGGGCGAAGATCTCGCCGTCCACCGCCCAGGTGTTGACGATGATGCGCTGGACCTGCTCCCCGGTCTTGCCGGTCACGTCCGCCTTGCGGGTGTCGCGGTAGTAGTAGTCCTCGTAGAGTCGGGCCTTGGCAGGGTCCTTCGCCCGGGAGGTCGGGGTGCTTCCGTCACCGACGACGTACATCGTCATGTCATTCACATACTGCACCATACTCGGGTAGTTCTTCTCCCCGTAGCGCGCCTTCTGCAGCAGGCTCTGGCGGTCATAGGCGCTGACATCCTTGCGGGCGTCCTGCGGCGTCGAGCCGTACCAGGCACGCCGGGCAAACGACATGCCCGCGTTCTGGAAGTTAGAGGACCAGCCCACCTGACTGGCCTTCGGCTTCGGCGCCTGAGCGCTGCCGGCCGTAGGGACTTGGACCTCTTTCTTGACGGACTTCTTGGGCATAAATCAAAAGACGCGGTTGTCCCAGCGGACGCTGATCACGGACCTGCGGCGCAGGCTCGCATACTGCTGAGGGTCCAGAAGATAGAGGGCATAGTTGGCCTCGGCCAGCATGTCCTTCGGGGGAAGGGCCCACTGTTTCGACACGCTCGACCCGCTGTCGCTGTAGCTCACGATGTTCAAACCCTGAGTGATGGCGGAGACCGCCTTGGCCTTGATGGCCAGCAGCTCGTCTTCCGTCAGGCCGATGAGAAGTCCTTGGGTCGCCATGGGTCGGTTCTTAACCTTGGCGGAGAAGTAAAGGGGGACGGACCGGGGGTTCCAAGCACCCGCAGCGCCAAGCCATCAGCGCCACAAACAACATTTCCCCGGTCCGTCCTCGGTCCAAGGTGACGGCCTCCGGCAGGTCGTCAAGCATCCAAGGGCGCTTCCTCGCCGGCGCCGGACCGCCCGACGATGCCCCACCTGACGGCCACGAGCATGGCCATGATCTCGCAGTCCAGGGCGTGGTTGTCTTTCTTGCCCGCCGGCAGGACCCACATGGGCTTGCCCGACCGGCTGTCGCGGATACGCACCTCGGCGTTCAGCTGCTCGGCGTAGTCGGCCACCGCGTCACGGGCGTACGTGTGCACCTTGCGCACCCGCAGGCCAGAGAGCAGGTCCTTGGCCGCCAGCGCCGAGAAGATCAGGAGCCGCGCCCGGTTCGTCTGCCCTGGCACGACGATGGCCTGCACGTCAGAGTAGAAGCGCTTGGTGGTCTGATTGCCCGAACCCTTGACAGTGAAGTCCTCGTTGCCCGAACCCTTGGAGCACTTCCACCCCCGCTTGGCCGTCTCCGCGTAGACCAGTTGGGTCTGGTCGCCCGAGTCCACGAGCACCATGGCCCGGTGGACGTTCAGCGCCGCGACCATCTTGTCGAGCTCGCCCCAGGTATCGACCTTGGCGAAGGCCATCAGACGCGAGTGCCCGGTCACCGACCACCGCCGGCACACCAGATAAAAGTGCCCACGCTGGCAGTCGATGCCCACTGTCCGCATCGGGACCGACCCGGCCGGCGCATCCTTGCGGGCCACCACCTTGGCCTTGGGGGTGATCATGGCCTCGTCTTCCCAGTCGTCCCCGAGGGAGTAGTCGCTGGCCGTGGCCGCCGTCAC